GAAAAGCTGAAAAACGCACCGAGGAGGAATGGAGATGAAAACGTATTTGTTTACCGGTCAAAAATTTACCGGGGAAGTTGAAATGACATTTAATGATGATGGGCTACTCATTAAGATGGATATGAGTAAAGCAACATTGAACAGTGTGCAGATTGAATTTTTATTAAAACGTATGCCTACCCATATTGATCAGATTAAAGAACGATTTGCCGACTCAAAGAATCTGAAGTTTACACCCGTTGCGGACGTGGAAGTTACTTTTGACATGTTCTGGGATCGTTACGATGAAAAGATACGCAGCTCGAAAAAACGCGCCCTGACGCGCTGGAATAAGCTTACAAAGGCTGATCAGCAGCGTGCCTATCAGTTTATTAATACCTACGAAAGCAGCCTGCAAAGCTGGACACAGAAAAAATACGCCGAGTCGTATTTAAACGCTGAGTTGTGGAATAATTCTAAATGATAGGGTAATGGACAAATCAATTAAAGTATTAAGAATAACAGGGGTTAATATGGTTAATGGCGAGTCCCGTGAAACCAATTTACCCGTTGAAAAAGAAATTTTTAAAGATCGTGATGAGTTGGAAGCATTCAGGGCGGAACTTGAGAAGAAAACGGAGTTTGAAGAGATTATTTTAACTTATATAGCAGACTGGGAAACTAATAAATCGTAAAATATGAGCAGGGGTAGAAGCAAAAAGATGATTACAAGGCGCGGAAGTGTGTTGGTTGCCCGGTATTACTATTGGACTGTTATCTGGGAACGCAACTACGACTGCGTATTGGAAGCAATGGCAAATGATGAATTCTTTATCGAACCGGCCACTATACAGCGACATTTGAGCAAACCTGCCAACGATGAATTTATGAAGCAGCTTATGAAAGAACGCCCGGACGTAAAGCAGCTTTCTGAAATGTTCCCGGTATGGAGATGGGTGGCTCCTCAGTTTAGTACTACTAAAAGCAAATAAATATTAACCATAAATATAAAACAACATTTAATAACTAATAACATGGAACCAGAAAGGTTTGATACAGCACGCATAGTAATTTTAGTAATGAATGTGATTGCCATTGCGCTGTCAATTTGCGCTATCATTATTTCTTCAATGAAATAAAAAACGCCACAATGCTTATAATAATAGCCAGCATAGCCATTATGCTATCATACCCAATTTTGAAATACTCGAAATCGAACCGACGATCTTCCTTGTGTTTACGTTTTGCAAGAGCTACAAAGCTATCAAAATTAGCAAATCGTACACCTTCCGGGGTTATGGAATATATGTCTGGAAACGTTACGGGTTTTCCACTATTAAATTCAACACGCATCGGCTTTATAAGCCCGAAACTTTGTAAAATGTTCGCTATTTCTCTTTTTTCGGGAAGCGATATCTGTAGTGGGATTTGTGATACCTGGCAGGCGGTATTTGCTCTTGAAGCAAACCATTTTAATATCTGATCTAATTGCTGTTCTTTATAGTACATATGTTTTGTTTTTACAAAAATAATAATATTAACACCACCCTGTTGAAAAATATTTTCCGCTCTTTGCCGAATTTGAAATTTTTAGTGGGACTTTTTCTTATTTTTGTGTGGTAAAATTTAAAGGTATGAAAATCAAGTATTATTTGTTTATTTTTATAGGGATTCTTATTATTGGCAGCGCCATAGGTATTGGAATTCCAAAATATAAAAAAATATCAGAGCGTAATAAAAAGGAAGCTGTGATGAGAAAGGCTTATGATTTTTCAAAAGAAAACATTTCAAAGATATTAAAATGTCCATCCACCGCTATTTATCCATCGTTTAATGAAAAATTTATTAAATTAAGTGGAAGTCTAACGAAAAGCTACATATCAATACATTCTTACGTTGATGCTCAAAACTCATTTGGTGCAATGATGAGGAATAAATATACCATCTACATAGATGGCAATAATGATGTATTTAAAATTGATAATTTGATATTTAATGGAGAAGTACTCATGGTGGATGGTAAAGAAATAAATTATTCTGAAGTAGATAATTAAAATAAAAAAGCCCCATAACGGGGTTTTTTTATTTTCCAAATATTTCAATCTCCAAATCCGATTTCCCTTCCGGATTAGTTTCTTTAAGTTTTCCACCACCAAGTTTAATGTTTTCAATTATAGCCGGTGTTAGTTTATGTTTATGTATGCTATCGGTGTAGGAATCGATCTTACAGGTGTATTCCAGTATGTGATATCGCATGATCCGGTTGGCCCCCTGCCGCTCTCCTTTATAGGTAAGCGGGCTGCTAACGTCCGACCTTAATCCGTTTATCAGGTATTTAACCGCCTTAAGCATCTTTAGGTATTCCAGCCCCTCATCCAGCCTGTTGCTAAAATTCTCAGTGCCCGCCCCGGGTTCCTGCAATACGGATAGTTCGAGCGTGAGTACGTCGGGGTCGTCTCCAGCCGTTTTTATATTCCATGCAATAAAGATGCCCGGGAAAAAGACTTCCCATCCTTCCGGATCATCGGGCTGCCCAAGGTTAATATCTATCTGCCGCGGAACCGGCAGACCCTGTTCGGTGAAAACTTCCGGATGATCCGCCACTGTTTTTAGTATTTTTTGATAAACGATTTCCATTTTTAATGATTTTTAATTGCCTGTACTATCTCTGCCTGCATCATTCGCTCTTCGCGCCGAATCAGCACGGCGGAAGTGCCTATAAATTGCCTGGCAGGTGTATTTTGTTTAATGACCCTTGTATGAGCGCTAACCTTTACATCACCGCTGCGTTCCCTTACTGTTTTGGTATGTTCCCTCCGGCTGCCGATACTATATACGCCGGTGCCCTTTTTTACGTTGTTAAACCTGCCACGGGTGTATGCCCGTACATGCTGTGTTACTTCGCCCTTAAAACCTTCATTATGCGCCCTGGCATAAGGAACATCTGTACCGATTATGACATAAGATTCAGAAACGTATATTATCCTGATTGACTGCCGTAGCCTGCCAGTATCCACCAGCAACCCCCTTCCTTTCCGTTCGCGCCGTCCCCAACTCTGATTTTTGCTACGCTCCTTCCAGGGATGGCGGGTGTTATCTACCCAGTTATGCATCACGAACCGCTCCTTGCTAAAATTTACGGCAACCACAGCCGCCTTCTGTGGAATGCGATCCACGGCAGTGGCTATGCGATTCATCATATTTATAAAGTCGGCGGTTTCGTTCATTCTACTGATATGCGGTTTCTACGTTTGCAATAACCCTCATAAACATGTCGCGCAGATAAGCCTCAATCTGCCGTTCATCCATTTTTTGTAAGGTTGTATTTTGAGTGTTAATTCCACCCTTCACAAAGCTGTCGATATTGATATTGATGGTTTTTATCTGCTTTGCGCTACCGGTTATCTTGTTGGTAAGATCGTCCCCGGTTGGTGCCACAGGTGTTTTATTTTTATCATTAGTATTGGCTTGTGTTGCAGCCCAGGGATTGCCACGTGCTTCCAACATTCGTTGTCTTACATCCTTGTACGCCTCTAATTTACCCCATGCCCATTCTTTAGTTTCTTTATCTGATTTAGGATTTTTATAAGTAGCCATCATTTTGCGATAGCTATCATCTAACTCACTCCATGCTTTGTCCCACTCAGGTTTAGACATCTTTTCAGCACGATCAGTTCTGGAATCCCAATATCCCACTTCCTTACCCTTTACCCATTCTGTTTTTGACAGTTCGACATCCTTAGAATGATTAATCTTCATCCAGTGGTATGTGGTTTTATCTATATTTCCTGTTAATCTCCCGTATATCATAACCAAATTTTGGAGATGTTCTGTTAATGGAAGAATAAGATTCCTTTTAATAACCATCCATGTTGGCATCGCTGTTTCTCCAAACCTTACCATAGACGTCCTAAGCCTGTTATTTATCATTTCGTTAACATAGCCAAGGTTGTCTTCAGCATTTTCCTTGATTTTTGAAAAATCCACTTCTACATTATCAAACTGTTTGAGGGTTGCCAGCGTTTGACCGCTTCTGTCGGAAGCTATTGCTAACAATGCGTTCAGCCCTTCACTTCCCTGGAATTGTCCGCGGATTTTGGAAAGGTCATAATCTGTTTTCGCCGTCAGTAGTTTCCGGTTTAATTCGGTAACTATCTGGCTAAACTGTTTCATCTTTCCCGCCTCATCAAATAGTCCATTACCGCCCAGTACATCTTTGAATGTTTTTTGAATCTGAAGTCTTGAGAGATCAGTAAACAGGGATTTTGTTAGGGTCGCCGCCTCTTCCGGGCTTTTTGTTTTTACGGTAAATAAAGCAAAGGCCTGGTTGGCGCTGTTATAATCCTGCGATGCGCCTTTAGCAGACCCGGCGAAGTCGCTTTGTACCTTAGCAAGCTGATCGTAGGTAACCAGCGCGGTACTCATTGTTTTGTGGCTACTCTCCAAATATTTATTGACATCGTTGGTTGAAAATCCAAAGTTTGCCATTGCTTTTGCCGCCCCACGGATGGTTTCATTAAAATCAGATTTAACATACTGGCTAAATTTTCCCACCTTGCCAACAATCGCTTCCGCGGCACTGCCATACTTCCCGGTTAATGACTGAACGTCGAACATAGCCCCCGCCGCCTTGTCCGGGTCAAATCCTTTTCTGAAAGAGAAATCAAGAATTTCGTTTTTAAGATCAGATATTTGCCGCTTACTTTTGTCAAGATTCAGGTTTTCAATATTTAAAAACGAGTTATCGAATTGCTCCGCCGCGGCAATCGCTTTTTTAAATCCGATTCCCAGACCGATCACCCCCGCTATTAGCATTACATAGGGGTTGCCTAACAACGACATTGCCCGTCCAAAAAGTGGGACTTCATCCTTCATCGCCTGGAATGCTTTTACGTGCGATAATTTCAGGTCTGCAAGCCGGCTTTTCATATCTCGCACATTGCTGTTTACGGTTTCCTTAGCCCGTGTAAGTCCGGTTTTTAACCGTTCTTTAAGTTCGAGAATTAACTGTACTTTTGCTTGTCCGTCCATAATTTTAAAAATATTTTTGTGTTTTTGTCGAAAACTGATTTTTTGGTTGTATCTTTGTGGCCGGATGGGGTATATCCCTGACCTCCCAAAACGGCCAACTGGTTTTTAACTTGTTGGCCGTTTTGCTTTTTCGGACAGTCCAAACCCCTTCCGGTTATACTTTAATGGTTTGCCTTCTTTGTTTATCACCCACACATCGTCAATGTATATTGATTGCTTCATCTGTCCTTTAGTGTATTGCCGTATTTTTTCTTCTTCCATTTTTTCGGATAAATGAATCACTATACTATCTGCCTGCTTTTGTCCGCGTTTGATTGAATTATGAATAGCGCTTTCAGTACCAGCCGGCATTTTTATGTCAAATATTTTCCCATTTATTAAAGCGTCAGGATTCTTCCCTTTTACAAAATCCTTCGTGCCGTATATTTTCTCCCTGATTTTATCATCTTCCAGGATAGGTAATAACTTAACATTATAACCAGCATCAGCCAGCAACTTAGCCGTAGTTACATTATTTGCCATTTCTTCTATACCGTGTAACAGGTGAACTTGTACAGTTTTGCCATTATCTGCTTTGTATACCGTATTATAGGCAGCGTTGCCCGGCAATGTCTGTAATGATTGCCTTAACACGTCAGCCGGTACGCCGTCATAATACGGATGTCCTGCCGGGAAAATCAGTCCTGATTGAGCCAGATTTGTTCGGAACATTGGTGGAATGGGGACGTCCGGAATTTCCTTTGTTTCTTTGGCGTTGCTGTTTGGTAACTGGTTTGCGCTGCACCGGCAACCCCAGCCGTTGGGCGGGAAATGTGTAGCCCAGAAAGCATCATCCATTTTCTTTATTATACCCTCAAGGGCACGGTGAGTATCGCGTACGCGGGCATCACCCACGGTGCTATACTGAAGAAAAGGCATGATCTTTTTGTTAGCCTCAAACTCACTCCAGCGGGCGGCCATAGTAGCTGAACCAACAGCCTGGTTGTATTCCGTCCGTAACCAGGAAGAGTTATATTTTCCGTTAATTGCACCGGCGGCATCTTTAAAGTCGCCAAAGCTCCTGAGTTTACCATTTTCATCCTTTAAAGCCAGCGTCATGTCCCGCATCTGCTGATAATTCTTAGCGGAACTGAAGTTCCATACATCGCGGGTTAACCGGGTAAGCATTGCCGCATCCGGGGTATCCCAATCTACCTGCAGGAAATTTTTGCCGTAACCTTCCAGTACCTGGCTTTGCAGAACGGAGCCTACCAGCTTCAGTATTCCGGCGTCGGTAAGCCCGGCGGTACCATTCCATATCTCATCCAGTACTCTTTCCAGTTCCGTGGTAAGGTTCTGTGTAAAAGAAGCGGGTAAGTCAGCCTCAGCGGTGGGACGTAATCCACCACAGCAGGGACATGGCTCATATAGTTGCCTGGGGGCGGCTGTGGCCGTTAGGCCGTCCCCTATTGAAAATTTGCAGAGAAGGCGGCTTTGGCTGGCTTCCCCGGTTCCGGGGTGGTTGGCGTTTTCTTCTTTCCCATGATGGGGAAGTTAAAGCGATTACTCACCCAGTTCGGGTCAATTTCATAATTCTGTAACGCATCACTCACAATCTTCCAATGATCGCCTATACTGATACTTTCCGTACGATCGAAGGCAAATACGCTGGTATCGGTAAACTTAAAACCCCAGTTACGAAGGAGGGGAATGAGTTTCCCGTTTACAAAAAACTCTATCATGCGGCGATCGGACTCGGCGATCTTTTCGTCAAGGGTGCGTTCATGAACTTCGCTCTGACTCCGGGAACTCCCGTTGTCGATCACCATAGTACCGCCCAGGATGTTTTTGCTGATCTCGTCGTTAGCCAGGTTGATTTGTTCAAGGAAAACCTTGTGAGGGTCTCCCTTTTGAACAGAATC